GTATCAATTCCACGAGATTCAATTAGAGATTTGGTGATAGCAGCTTCAGTATCAAAATAGAGACAATACCCATCGGGATTGGAATCAAGAAAATTCTTAACAACGGCGAGGCTGAAGAAAGTTTTTCCAGTAGAAGACTCTCCAGCAATAGCAGTAATCTTGTTCCCAGATACACCACCAAATATGCTACCTGAAACCAGTGCATTAAAAATGTACGAACCTGTGTCAACATAAGTCTCAGTTTCATCAATGTCTGATGCTAGTTTGGTAAAATCATCACCAATCTCTTTTACAATATCTTTTAAGAAGTCCATAATTATTTACCGTTTTTCAAATTGTTTATTTTGTGAGACCACAATTTAGCATGAAGGTCTGGTTGGGAGTGTTTTAGAATTTCAATAATTCTATCCAATTCTCTTTCATTTATTGGAAGATTTATCATGCAACAATTCCATATTGCTCACGAAGTATTTTTTTATATGGTAAACCCTGTTCTCTAAGTTCTTTTACTAGTTTGAGTTTATGATAAAGAGCGGCGTCTCCACCAAACCCCAAAGATTTTACAATAGTATTCAATTCGTTGTCATTAATAGGTAAATCCATTAAGAAAAAAATGATTCAAGGTTTACAGTCTTTTCTACTTTCCACCCAATCGCATCAAGGATAATCTTGAGTGGTTCTAGAAATGCTTTCTCAAATTGTAGGTCATAGTCTATGTATTTGTCAAGGTTGAGTTCCTTTGGAAACTCTTGAATGAAGGAAATAATATTCTCATGAATACTATTTGGTTTCTTCAAATAGATGAATTTAATCTTTTCTCCATTCTGAATCAATGAATACTTGTTAGTTAATTTATGCTGCTTGATGTAATGATTAAAAAGAAGTGCTCCACGAACGTGAATGGGAGTTCCTTTAGTATAAATGTCCGAAGATGATTGATACTTTTGAACATCAGATGCTGAACGAGGAAATGAAATCTGCTCTGGTGGAAGTTTTTTAAACTCTTTACGAGCATTCTCAATAAAATCAATAACTTCATCTTCTGTTCCACTCATCATCAACTTAAGAGCATCCTTAATCATTTTACGACAAGGAGCAGGAGTGGAAGATTTAACTGCTTCAATACCCATCATTTTAAGTTTGGGTTCTTCATAACGAACACCCTCACTATCCCATACATTAAGAATGTAACGCTTCTTTGCAGTCCAGATGCCGCGATCAGCAATGTTTTCACGCTTCATCTGCATCTTTTGGTCATAAGCATTTACATACTCAGCCAATTCTTGGTAAGAACTTTCAATATACTTTTCAAATTCCATTTGACAGATCTTATCAAGGAACGAAACAATGCCTTCAGTAGTTTTCTCTCTTCCTTTGTATACACGTTCAACCAAAGGGCCCAGATTAAGATAGATAGAATCAGTATCTGAAGCAATAACATAGTCAATACCATCCGTTTTAAGAATCTTATTAAGATGCTGATTCATCTTATTCTCAATCCAGCGAATAGAAACTTGTCCAGATAGAGTAATCGCCTCAGCATTCTCAAGTTTATAATACCTAAAGTATTGATTACCAATCGCACCATAAGCAGAGTTCAAAGAAATTTTCTTTGCCATCTGAATATTATTACAACGAGCAATCTCTTTTACAAGTTCTTTGTTCTTAGTTTTTTCATATTCTTTCTTCGCTTCAATCATCTTCTTTTTGAAAATAACACGATCCTGATACATCTTCTCCATCAGTTCAGGAAGAAATCCACGAATATCCTTTCGGAACATTGCACCATTCGCACACACTGCATAATCCTTATACAGTTCAAAACTGATTTGTTGATTTAAGATTTTATCAACACTAACAGTTGGATGTCTCTCATCAACCAAAGTTTCTGGAGAAATGTTATATTGCATGATTAAGTGAGGATAGAGAGAGTTCAAGTCAAAACTAGCAACCCAATCATACTTACCTGGAATTGGTTCTTTTACATATGCACCAGCATACTTTTCGTTCTTTTGAGATTTACTTCTGGGTGGAATAACAATATCTCTTTTCTTCAAGTAGTTGTAGATAATATTATCCCACATACGAACCTGATAAAACACATCAGCATAATTAACCTTTGCGTCATATGCCATGGTCAATGCAAGTTCAATAAGTTTCATCTTGTCTTCCAAACGGTCAACAAGTTCTACGTCAACGATGTTGTACTCAATAAACTTCTGCCAACCTTGAGTATAGAAATCCTTGAAGGTATCAAACTCAGAGTGATCTAGTTTCTTTTGTCCAAGTTCTACTTCAGCAATGTAATCCAGACGATATGATTCCTGCGCTTTATAAGTGAACTTCTTATAAAGGTCAAGATAATCAAGTTGTGTCAATCCACCAATATCAAATGTAGTATGCTTGCGTCCTTGAATAAAGGTTTCTCCTTCAGTAACAAGTCCCCAATTAGAGAAACGCTTCATTAGTTTCTCACCAAGAACCCGATTAAGTCTCTTGCAAATATATGGAATATCATACAATTGAATATTCCATCCAGTCACGACATCAGGAACATCAATCATCCAATAGTTGATAAAGTGATTGAGAAGTTCATACTCACTTGGACAATGATGATAAGTCACATTGCTCTGTTTATTATTAAATGGTCTAACTCCCCAAGTAATAATCTCTTTGGTTGTATAATCTTGAATAGTAATCGCAAGGATTTCTTCAGAGCAAGATTCTACATCAGGGAATCCTTGTTCTGATGCAACCTCAATATCCAGAGTTACAAGTTTGATTTTACTAATGTCAAACTTGATTTCATCCTCTGGATATTTTTCAGAGATATATTGATAGATATAGCGATCATTTCCATAGATCTCAAATCCATCAATCTCATCATATTTTTTATAGAACTCACGACAATCCTTTACAGTTCCAGGATTGATTGGTTCTACTGCTTCTCCACTTAATGTTCTATACTTAGAATCTTTTTTTGTCTTTACAAAGAGAGTTGGGAAGAACTCATCTCTTGTTTCAAATCTTTTACCATTCTCTACTCCACGAACCAAAAATTGATTTCCAATCAACTGAACATTAGTGTAAAATCTCATTCTTTAATCAGGTCCTCATATTTTTCAAGTAGAGTCGGAGTTGGATCTGCAAGTGTCAGAATCTTATCCGAACTCATCATAAAAGTTTTTTCTTTCGTGTACCCACACAAGAATGGTTCAAACGTTTTATCCTTGGTGATAACAAATGGATCAATCAGTTTACAATCTGGTTCTCCAATATCCGCACCAACTTCTTCAATCTGACTGATTAGAGTCAGATTGTTGGTCAGTGCTAGAATCTTGATTACTTTCGACATTTTTCAATACTCCTTTTTCATACATTTCTTTAAGTTGTGGCATCGGTTCTACAATTGTAACCACCCAATCTGGGGAAACTGGAATTTTTTCATCATTCGTAAGTGGCATCCATGGAGTCAACTGTAACTGACAAGGGGTTTTTGATTGATTTCCAGAATCATCATAGTTCTTTGCAAGAACTTTCACAATGCAAGGATTACCAAAGAAATACCCAACAACTCTTTCATCAATAACCATTTCCTGGATATCTGCAATTACATCTTCACCAGATTTAAGTAAGGATAGTTTTACGGTCATTTTACTCTCGTACCTTCAGTCATTCTACCAACAAAAAAAGGAGGAGTCAACCTGGATTTTGCCAGGTGCTCCTCATGCGCCGACGATATTCTTTTCTATTTATAGATAGTCCTTTCTCTTATGGTGATCAGGAACAATCTTTTTCAAGTTGACAGAGAGGAGTCCGTCTTCAAATGATACATCTGAGACTTCTGTATCATCTGCAAGCGTCCATGCTCTTTTGAAAGATCGTTGAGCCAGTCCCTTATGGACGTAGTTGGTATCGGATTCTTTATCTTCCTTCTGTCCTTCAACGAAAAGTTTTCCATCTTGGGTGTAAACATAAACTTCTTTTTTCTTAAATCCAGCAAGTGCTAATTCAAGTCGTGATTCCACGTTACTGACTTGAACAAGATTATATGGAGGATAGTTAGAAGTTGTTTCATGAAGATTGAATAGGCGATCAAAATATTCATCCATTCCGATACTATTGCGGTTAATCCTATCCAATAGGGCAGGAATATCCGCAGATGTAAACCTAGAAGTTGCAAGGTTAGTCATTATGGTAGCTCCTTTTTAAAGCGAGTTTGTGTTGTGTGGACCCCTAAGGCATCCATTACTAATTATACAACATCACAAAAAAAGCGGGTGATGAAAACCCGCTCATTTTTATTCGGTTTCTACTGCTTTTCCTTTTTTACCAATATTATACTTTTGCTCCAAAATCCAATCACCCTTGTCCTTATAAGCAAGAACTTTGATTTGATTAAGAGGAGCAATATCAGTTACGCTGTCCTCTTTAACAACGGTGATAAGTCCCCAGTCAGCAAGAAGACGAACAATACGATTACGTCTTTGAACATCATTTACAGTCAAGTTAGCATGTTTGCCATCAAGAGCAAAAAGTTCCTTGAAGTGTACGATAAAGTATCTACCCTGTTTATGAAGAATGTGGCAAGATTGATACAGTTTTTTCTCCTTTCTTGATGCAACTCCGATGCGTGTCAAAGTTTCACGAACTTTCAGAAAGTCATCAGGTTCATTAAGAATTACTTCTACCATTTGGTCTTGCGACCATTCAACAGTAGGTTCTACCGTAGTAGTCATTTTTTTCCTCCAATATCAAGTCGTTGTTTAATGAAAGTAAGTTGTTCTTTTGTCAGGATTTTCAGTGCTTGAGATGCTTTTTCATTACTATAACCATAGTATTGTTTGACACATTCTAAGTCCGTGATTTTATCCTTACGGAGCCAGGGAGAAAATCTCTTCCGTTTCCTAAGAGTATTTAGATAAAAAGAATATTGCATATCTTTATCAAGTTGATGATGCATATTCATTTCGTTTGCATACATGATGCAATCAATGTGTCCAGACAAACAACGATTAACAATATATGGAGGATATTCTTTTATATTTTCAGATAAATCTTCTTTTGTAAAATTAATTGAATTAAGCCAATCCTTGAGTTCCATAATTAAATAGCAATAATTCTTTTCTTTCTTTTTGATCTCTCATATATTCACCAACTGACCTCATTGTATATGTAAGGTCAAACTCAGCAGCGTTCCAGTTCTTAAAACGATCCTTCACGAGTTGATCTGAATTGTAACTGATGAGTTGATCCATACTACAAGAATCGCAATCAGAAGCAAACTTATCGTGATCAAATCCTTTGTGCATTGATCCCTTGCGCCCATAGAGGTTATCCTTAATATCATAAGGAGGATCGAGATACACAAAAGAACTACGTTCTCCATCAAGAAGATAATCGTAAGAGTAATTAGTTATTCTCCAATTAGCAATAAGTTTTGAATATTCTGGAAGTTTTTCTATTCCTCGTACAGAAAAGTTACCTATGGATGCTTGCTGAGAAAAAGATGAAATTTCAGTCAGACCACTAAAACTACACTTATTAACAATATAGAAAGCAGCAGCACGATCAAGATTAGTTTGATGAAGATCATTTACTGAAACTTTTGCATCAGCAAAAAGAACCTTTGCTTTGTCTGGAGTATTATATTCAGATTTGAGGTCCAAAAGAATATTTTTCATGTCTGAACCAAACATCTGGAGTTGTTGCCAGAAGTTTACCAATGGTTCATATAAATCATTGACCCATATTTTGATATTTGGATACTTCTTGGTAATATGAATAGCAACACTTCCACCACCAAGAAATGGTTCACGGAACTCATTATAGTTGCGAAGATCTGGAAAGTATTGATCCATTTTGATGCAAGCACGGGATTTTCCACCTG